CAAATTGACCTTACTACTAGATTAACAACTAATTATAGTATTAGAGTTCCTCTCATTGCATCACCTATGGACACGGTATGTGAGTCTGAAATGGCTATTGCAATGGCAGAATTGGGTGGTGTAGGATGTATTCATCGTTTTATGTCAATTGAAGAACAAGCAGAACAAGTACAAAATGTAAAAATGGCTATATGGGACGGGCCTATATATAGAACTTGGGAAGGAAAAACAACTCCTGTTATGGCAGCGGTTGGAGCCAATGGAGATTATTTCCAACGAACAGAAGCCTTGATTAATGCTGGTGCAAATGTTATATTGATTGATGTAGCCCACGGTCATCATTCGTTTGTCCGTGAAGCTATCATCAAAATTAAAGATAACTTTCCTCATATTGACGTTATTGCAGGAAATGTAGCAACCGCAGAAGCAGCAGAAGAATTAGAATTCTGGGGAGCAGATGCAATTCGAGTAGGTATCGGTGGTGGTTCATTGTGTACTACTCGTATTAAAACTGGTTTTGGTGTACCAAATGTTACGTCATTGTTGGAAACGTCAAACGCAGTAACTGTTCCTATTATTGCATGTGGTGGTATTCGTAATAGTGGTGATATTGCTAAAGCGTTGGCGGTTGGAGCAAGTTCGGTAATTCTTGGGTCGCTTTTGGCAGGAACAAAGGAAGCGCCTGGGGCTATTATTGAAAAACAAAATGGTTTATATAAAAGATATCGTGGAGCAGCTTCTTTGGAAACAAAGAGTATACACGGTCAAAAAACTCGTAATGTTGAGGGTGAATCCACCATTGTTCCATTCAAGGGTAAAGCAAAGTTTATCGTGGATGGATTAACTGATGGATTACGGTCGGCCTTATCATACGCAGGAGCAATGAGTATTGATGAATTTTGTCCCTCGTATGTTGTAGTCACTAACGCTGGAATTAGTGAGGCAAGACCGCACCTTCTCTAACACAGGAGAAATTATGAAACAGGTAATAACTGTCTTTTCGACATTAATGGTTCTTTTGATGTTGAAAATAAATGAGGTTTATGTACCGAATCGTATTGTTCGGTCGGAACCAACGGAACTTGAAAAGTTTCTTAACCATATGGCAGAACGGGAAAGTGATAATACTTTGCATGTGGTGAACAGATTCGGAATGATGGGAAAGTATCAGTTTGATCCTCGTACGGTTAGAATGCTAGGATTTAGAGTTACACAGAAGCAATTCTTACAGAACTCAGAACTTCAAGACTCTGTAATGGTTGCAAATATGCGACTAAACAATAAAGAATTACATAATATTATTATAAAATATAGCGGTAAGGTAGTAAAGGGAATAAAAGTTACACGTTCTGGCATCTTGGCAGCAGCACATTTGGCAGGACCACAGAATGTTATCAACTTTTTCAATAATTCAGATTTTAAAGGTAGAACTGACGCGAACGGAACAAGTATTCGTGAGTACATGCAAACCTTTTCAATCTACAACTTGGTAAAGATATGATAGTAATTGTTGTTATTAGTCTATTGTTTAATATTCTACTTTGTTACGCAACATGGAATACGTTACGTAAAGTTGAAATAATGGAAGATGCCGTCAACAATTTTTATTCCCGTCTGAGCATAACATTACACACAATGCGGATAATTGATGAACGACAAATGTTTGAGAAAGATGATGAGGTTGGTGAAGTCTTTTCTCAAATTACGGACATCATAAATGATTTACGTCCGCTAATTTATGGGAGTGATTCAAACGATGGGTCGAAAGAAAACTAAGTTGGGCAAGGTCTATTTTACACAAGAAACCGAAGATGCAATTATAAAGTATAACCAAAGTACTGACCAAGATGAACGAGAATACATCTATCGGGAGTACATTTGGGCACCATTCGATAAATTGGCCGAAAATGTAATTAATAGATTCAAGTTTCCTTATATGGAAGGTAGCTTTGAAGATGTAAAGTCGGAAGTTGTTTCCTTTTTGGTTATAAACTTACACAAATTTACATCTGGTAAAGGTAAAGCGTTTTCATATTTTAGTGTAATCGCAAAAAATTATCTTATATTGCATAATAACAACGCATATAAGGAAGAGAAGCGGTCTGTGTACTTGGCGGACAAGACTGATGAAACATTTTCGTTAGAAGAAATTCTAGTTGCGGAGCCAGAAGAACACGAAGTAAAGAGTGATATGCGTGATTTCATCCAACTACTTGTTCAGTATTGGGATTTTAACACCACGAAGATTTTCAAGAAAAAGAGAGATTTGGATATCGCCACCGCGGTTGTTGAACTACTCCGACGAGTGGATAACATTGATAATTTCAATAAAAAAGCTCTCTACCTAATGATTAGGGAAATGACTAACCACAAAACTTCGCATATTACTAAGGTAATCAACAAGATGCGAGGACACGTTTTAGTCCAAATGCAAGAATTTAGACGAACAGGACATATTTCCGACCCATCTGCATATTTTACGTATAAAAAATAGCCTCTAACTATTTATATTGTAGTAACTTGGAGGTTATTATGAGTTTAGACAAGGAAATATTTGAGGGAAAATCACTTTCCGACCTCTTTTCAGAAATCTATAAGAATACCGACTCTAAGAGACAACAAATTAATACGTTTGTCTCTAAGTTGGTTATGCTGATCAGAACCCCAGAAGATGCAGCAGTTATTGGTCCTGTTATAAAAGACTTTATTGAAGTAAATGTCAAAAATGATGAACACTTAATACGTGTTGCACAAATTGCCCAACGTATTATTGGTGTTGCAGCCAAGGGAGAATCCATTGATGGGTTACTTTCGGAAGCAGAAAAACAGGCATTATTAGGTGACTTAAAGATGGAAGTTGAAAAACTGGAAGATGAAGGTAAAGATATCGAAGAAGATATATTTGCAATCTCAAAGAGAATTAAATAATGCCAGGATTTAGAGTCCCCGTCAGTAACAACGGAGTTAGAACACTACTACCAGGTGCCCCCACCAATACAGTAGCTACGGACTCTTTTATCTATGAAGCTGCGCAAGTTGAAGAAATCATTGTTAATGAAGCAAGTAATAAATACGATCAAAATAGAGCAAGTACAACGGCAAACGTTGGTCGTGCCAAAGTACGGTTTGTAAATACAGACCAAGACACCAGAAGTAAAAACTTGGTTTGGGCGGACCCGCTTATACCATATCAAACATCATATCCACTAGTTGGAGAATATGTATTGGTGTTTAAAATGTTAGGTACTTATTGGTATATAGGACCACTTAACACCAAACGAAAAATATCAGAAAACGCACATCCTGTTGTTGGAACTATATTAGAAGCGGCACGAACGGAAAATGCGATTGATAGACAACGACAAGCACTTCGTGGAGTCACAACACAAGCATCCAAAATTAAAACCAACGCAGGTGATAATTTTAGAGAATTAAATGTAAATCCTGTCAAAGCATTTGAAGGAGACATTATTTATCAAGGACGATATGGACAATCCATTCGACTAGGAAGTAGTCAGTTAAGTCAAGCGTCCGATGGTGAACAATTTCCAAATATTATCTTACGTGCTGGACAATCATCTGTAATAAGAACTGCTGACGGACCTGCTGGATTGACGAACGAATCACTTAACGCAGACGCCAGTTCGATATATATGGTATCAAAACAGATATTACCATTGGTACCTGCAACGTATGGTACAAATATCCATCTTCGTTCAACGTTTGAGAAACCTATATTTGATGGTGCATCCATATTAATAAATTCCGATAAGTTAATATTTAATGCAAAACAAACATCCATATATATGTTTTCGAAAAAAGGCATACATCTTAACACGTTAGATGATGGATTTACATTAGATTCTGCCGGAAACGTTACTATACGAACACCAAATTTAATTAATCTGTTCGCAGAAAAAACTATTAGTTTAGATTCAAAAGAAGATACCATAGTGAATACTAAACGAGATGTTCTTATTAGTGCCGATAGAAATGTTACGTTCCACGGTAACGAAATATTCTTGGGTGGTAGAAGTTCAAATGCATCTCCTATTGCAATGGCAAAACCATTAAAATTATTTTTGTTTGAATTACTACGAACAATCATGTCTACCTCTCCACTAACTCTCGGACCCTCTGGTATCGTGAATCCTGCGTTAATCGCAAGAATGTTGGTGGTATACGCAAAGTACCAAGTATTCCCAGACCCATTTCAACCACTATGGGCATCTAACGATAATTTCGTAATGAAAACTAATGAGAGAACATTGGCTGGAGATTTACCAGCAAATGAAAGCTTAAAAAATGTTACTGGACTAGGTTCTTCGGGAGTTTCTACAATTGATTTCGGTAGAGAAGTTGCAACCAATTCTTCTATACGAAATCTTAGAAAGTTCTTTGACGATGAAACTACTTCGAAATTATAATTTATGACTACATTATCCGAACAATATTTTGGTGCTTATTTACAACGAGCAACTAATAGTACCTCGAATATATCTACAATCAGTAACATTCCACGGGAAGTTCCCTTGGAAACACTTATTGCGTTGGCGACTTTTAGACCGGAAATAATTCCTGGTGGTATTGTACAAAAGTATGGACAAAATTTTCCAATAATACAATCCAAGATAACACAAGAATTAATAAGTTCTAGTGAACAATCATTGGATAGATTGAAAAATTATAAACCGCAAGTACTACCGACAAACGCAATACAACGTAGAAAAGTTAACGGGGTAATAGTTCCAGAGAATCCTCGGGATAGAATATTACGTGGAATAGACCCAAAAATAAAACGATTGGTCGAACAACTAGACGATTTACGTGCGTTAACTGAATTAACTAATAGACTAACAAAACTAACAAGAAAATTAGAAGATCAGATTAATAAGTTTACCTCGTTATTTAACGCACTGATAAATTTACCAGACGCTGCAGCATCAGCTGCTCTAACGATACTGATTGATAAGCTTGATAGCTTAGAACAGGCTTATACACGAGCAAAAGCTGCACTAGAACTTGTGATTAAAACTGCTCAGGCTGTCAAGAAGGCAATTTTAAAAGCATTATTTCAAGACATACCAAAAGCAAAGGAAACATTGAAAAAAGGACTTGATGTTCTTGGTAGAATCTTAAAATTAAGAGAAATCCCACGTATCATTCGGTTTCCAAAGTTTCCTAAATTACCAACATTTAATTTTACCAAAGCAAATTTCTTTGCAAAATATAAGAAAGCCTTGGAAACATTAAAGAAAAAGGATGGGGAATTTTATCAAAAAGCATACAAAAAAGCTGTAGAACAAGCTGGATTTGAAATTGTTGATCCTAAGAAAGACAAAATTCAACGAGGACTGACACAAGCAAGAAATTCGTTACGTGAGGCAAGAGCAAACTTACAAACTAGACAAGCTATACGTTCCGAAGCAGTTAATAGAGCAAGAAATGATCTTATACAACAAACTCGAAATATTAGTTCACAGGTATTACGTGAACAACAAAACGCAATTACGCAGTATCAAAACACAAGAACTAGAGCTCAGAATAGAGTTTCACAAGCAAGACAAACTTTAACAAATGTACAGCAACGGTCCTTGGGTACAATAAATCAAGGACTTGCTACTGTACGGTCTGTTGATTCCGCTATCAGTTCAGCACAAAACTTAGCATCAACACTTAATAGTAGACAGTTAGGATCACAATTGGCATCCGAATTAACAAATCAATTAAGTGTTGGACAATAACTCACTTAAATCGTTTAAATTCAATATCTTTTGATATTTAAATAGAGTGATAAAAATGGTTATTTTTTTAAGGAGAAGAAAATGGACAAAACATTACTAAAAGCATACATCAGAACCGTTGTCGAAGAAGAAGTTAATAGAATTCTTCCCAACCTTTTGGGAGAAGCTGTAGCCCAAATTAAAGGTATACAACAAGTTAACGAAACTGCATCGGCACCCAGTAAGCCAAAACTTGACCGTTCAAAGTTGGCTGCGATGATGGGATTGGAACGTCACGGAGATACCATTATGGCAACCACAAATAATGTGGTACTTCCAGAAAATATCCCACAAGGTGTTAATTTAAATGATCCAGCGTTCAAACCGGCTGTAGAAGCTATCACGAAAGATTACAGCGCCGTAATGAAAAAGTTGGGATTGAGTAAGTAAGATGTCAAAAACTGTTTATCTTGGTTCTACTCTCCCTTTACAACGTGGTGGGCGTGGGTATTTCCAAACTACGCCTGACCCGTTGGCAAACGAAAAATCAAAATTTATTAATTTAATTTTGACTAGAAAAGGAGAACGAGTTGCAAATCCAAATTTTGGATGTGACTTGTGGCGACTATTGTTTGAACAAAAGGATGGTGAGATACAAGATAAAGCACAACAGTATGTCATAGAAGCAGTAGATGCTTTTATGCCATACCTTGTCTTACAAGAAATTCGAGTCTTAAATTTAGATACATTTGTTAACGACAATGATATAAATTTATATGTTCGTTATAGTTTTGCAAACAATCCGTTGATATCAGAAGAGGTCCAAGTTTTATTAGGATCATCACCAACTGGTGGATTGATAGCTTCTGGAAGATTAACAACAAGAAATTTTTAATAGAGATATACAATGGCTACAACCAATGATGTATTAAAAAAACTAAGTGTAGCACCAAAAGAAGTACGATACCTTAACAAGTCGTTCGTTGACTTCAAAGGTGATCTTATTACATTTATTAAAAATTACTATCCAACAACTTGGACAGATTTCAACGAAGCCAATCCAGGTATGATTATGTTGGAATTGGCTGCATATGTTGGTGACGTATTATCCTTCTATGTAGATAATTCTTTCAAAGAAAATTTATTAGCATACGCAGAAGAAGAAAAAAATATAATTGCCATCGCACAATCGTTGGGGTACAAGCCAAAAACAATTGTTCCAGCAACAGCAGAAGTTTTAATTTCTCAGATAGTTCCAGCATTGGGTGCAACTGACGGATATATTCCAGACGCAACATATTTCTTGAAAATTGATAGAAACTCTACAATATCTACACAAGGTCCGAATATAGTTACATTTAGAACTACGGACTTGGTGGATTTTAATGACCCAACGGACAGATCAATAGTACCAAGACAATTAGATTCGGTAACACTATTACCCGTCACATATCTTGTAACAAAAAAGGTAAACGTAATTGCGGGTGATGTACGTCAGCAAACTGTCACCTTTGGTGATCCAGCAAAATTTTCAACTGTAACAATTAATGATACAAACGTAACTACCGTTACGAACGTAACTGATTCGGATGGGTATCCTTGGTATGAAGTAGACTTCTTGGCACAAGATACAATAATTGATGACAGAGAAGTAGCGTACCAAGCAAGTGTAAGTGAATCAGTTAGTCCTTCATATTCCATAAAATTTAGATCTGTTCCACGTAGATTTACAACACGATTAACTCCCGAAAAATATACACAATTAGTATTTGGTTCTGGACGAGGTAATGTGTCGGAAGATATAGTCTATCTAGATTCTCAACAGGTAGCAAATTCTGATTATGGAACGAACTTAGCAAGTGTATCGTTGAGTAATACAGATTTATTAAACACAGATAATTTTGGTATAGCACCAGCAAATACCACATTGACAGTAGAATATGTTACTGGTGGTGGTGTAGAAACCAACGTTGCTTCGGGAACAATTACACAGATTGGACAGTTAAATGTTATCAATAGAACAACAGAACTAAATTCAACCGAATTGGCACTGTTCAACGATATCATAAGTACAGTAACGGTGTATAATGAAATGCCAGCTCGTGGTGGATTGGATGGTGAAACTGTTGAAGAAATTCGTCAACGAGCATTGGCATCATACTCGGCACAAAATCGTGTTGTTACTCGTCGAGATTATGAAGCACGGTCGTTGGCAATGCCAGCAAGATATGGTGCTGTCGCCAAAGTATTTGCTATATCCGATACACTTCAATCAAAAATTCAGGCGTTAACAACACCAGAACAAGTTGACCAAACTGTAAGACAATTTGTTGAGGATAATCCAAAACAGAATTCAATTAATTTGTATGTATTGGGATACAACGAAAATAAAAAGATTACAAATTTGAACGAACTGGTCAAGGAAAATTTACAACAGTACTTGTCTCAATATAGAATGTTGACAGATCAAGTTAATATTCTTGACGCGTTCGTTGTTAATATAGGTGTCACTTTTGATATCACTGTATTTAAAAATTATAATATGAATGATGTTCTAACTGTATGCTTGGGTGCTATAAAAGACTACTTTGATATTGATAAATGGAACATCAACCAACCAATCCGTTTGGGAGACTTACAGTTGTTAATTCAAGCACAAGACGGTGTACAAAGTGTCAATAAGTTAGAAATTAGTAATAAGTATTTCTTTAAGGATGGACGAGATTATAAACCATATAGATACGACATCACCGAAGCTACTGAAAACGGGGTTGTGTATCCATCATTGGATCCGTGTATATTCGAAATTAGATATCCAGAAGATGACATCGTAGGAAGTGCAAGACAATGAGAATATTTTTAACCGCATCCGCAGATACAACTTTGTATCAACGTTTTCCAACCAATAATGCTGGGTTGGATGAAATTTTAGAAGTTGGTAAAGTAGCAGCGCCGGAAGATATAGAAATTGCATATTCTAGTAGTGCAGCACGTGCGTTATTAAATTTTAATTTACCAAATAGTGCATCAATATCACCAACAGCATCGTACTATTTAAATTTAAAAATTGCAAACGCAAATAAACTTCCATATTCACAAGAAATTATTATCCAAAAGGTATCTGGGTCGTGGGCAGAAGGTAGTGGATATTTTAATCAACAAACTGTAAACGCTGGGGATGGTGCAACGTGGAGACAAGCAACAACCTCGCTATCTTGGAGTAACGCTGGTGGTGATTATTATACAACACCATCGTCTAGTGTAATTCTTAATGAATATCCGTTACAAGACTTACGTATTGATGTATCATCAATAATTCGACCAATTATCTCACAATCATTATCTTGGACTGGACTTGTATTAAAGTTTCCAAGCGCATCAGAGGCGGATTATAATAACGAAGGAAACATTAAATTCTTCTCCAAACAAACACACACGGTACATGCACCTGTTTTGGAAATTGCGTGGGATGATTCCACGTTTACCACAGGATCTTTAAAACGTGTTCCAAATACGTATGACATTGCTGTAGTTCCAAAAAATGTAAAGGAAAATTACGTTCGTGGATCAAAAGAAAAGGTAAGACTTGTGGTTCGTGATAAGTATCCACAAAAGAATTTTGATGCAACGTTACGATATAAAAATGTATATTATTTACCGACTTCATCATATTTTAGTGTCGTGGATAAACAAGCAGGAACCACAATTTACCCAGCAGACCAATATGCTAAATTAAGTTGTGATGCAACGGGTTCATATTTCGTGTTAGATACCACACCATTATATAAGAACAGATATTATACAGTAAATTTACATCTTGAAAATGGTACTGATGACACGAACATCATTCCCGAAATATTCACATTCTTGGTAAAGTAAAATGACGTTTGATGACTTGATTAAAACGTTCAAGGTGCAACCAGACCTTAATAGAGAGTTTTGGACACCTGAAAACAAACTTACTCCATCTATTCGTAAAGCTCTTTTGAGAATTGCAAAAGAGTTCTATGATGGTATTGAGTTAGAACACAAACCAAAAATCAAGGACATCGTATTTACTGGAAGTTTGGCAAACTATAACTACTCAGATTACTCCGATGTTGACCTTCACTTATTGTTTGATTTTGGAAAAGATAAGGAGCTATTAGCACAGTTTTTCTTGTTGGCAAAATCAAAGTGGAATGACAAACACGACATTACAATTAAGGGATACGATGTGGAAGTGTATGCGGAAGATGAAAGTTCACCACACGTTGCAACTGGATTGTATAGTGTAATGAAGGACAAATGGATTAAAGAACCAAAGAAAGAAACACCCGCATATGATGAACAAGATGTAATGACTAAGGTAAAATATTTTGTAGGAATGTTTAATCAATTAGTAAAACAATTTCAAGCTGACCAACTTGACGGATTGGATAAAAAAATTGAAAAGTTTCGTGACAAGTTGGGTAAGTTTAGACAATCTGGATTACAATTGGGTGGAGAATTTTCCACAGAGAATCTTGCATTTAAGTTATTACGAAGAGCAGGGTATATGGATAAATTAGCGAAGTTACAAAGTGCGGTGGTAGATAAACAACTTTCAGTTACGGAAGTAAAATAATATGCCAATATTAACGGTAATAGATAAGACTGTTGTAGAAGCTCCGGATTTCGTCACAGGGTCATCTGATTTAACACTACGTATTCCACTAAGTGATGGTGAAGTAGTATCATTTACTGCCGAAACACAATTTTTTACACCAAGATATATTGCCACTGGTAGATCAGATGTTTTAGGATTGCCAAGTGAAAGTATGGTAGAACGTACAGCCAATAATGTTCCAGTGGTGAAATTACCAATTGGTGCAACAGATATTACCACACCACAATATTATCCAAACTCTGTTGTGCGTGACATGTATCAAGTAGTTCCAATAGATAATTTCTTTCAAGAAATTACAGATGATTTGGCATTACCAGACGATACAACTCTTGATTCATTACGACAACAACGTGATGCTGCATTACAGGCAGCATTGTCACTTGACGATTTAAATGCTGCACTTGATGCTGGTGATGAAGATGCAATTAATGAAGCTAACGAAGCAATTGATACGGCACTTGACGAAGGATTTGCATCAGCACTTAATGCACAAGACCCAGAACCAGAAGCAATATTGTCACCCGAAGAATTTGATGAACTCAGTGCACTTGACATTGTTGGATTAACTGATGATTATGGACAAACCGATGGTGCCGAAGATATTATTGATCCTACACCAGAAGTATTGGAAGAAGATTTAATTCAACGATTACCACTAGTTGCCGGAAAAGCCAGTGGTATCAACACTATTAATCAAGCAATTACATTATTGAATAGTGGTATACAAGCGGTAGAAGAAACAGTCCAGGCAGAATCTAAGTATAATGAAGATGGACAATGTAAAGAAATTATTGTTGCTAAAGGAAAGAAAGGATTCTTGGGCATTGGTAAAAAATCACAACGTACTGTTAAACGTACCGATATTGAAGAAAAACTTAAAACAATTGATGAAGAAATTGCTAAGCAAGAAGCATCAAACGGGCCAATTCCTGGATACGGTAAGAAAAAACAAAAAGTTGGTATATTTGCTAGAGCAGCAGGCGCTATTACACGAGTGGCATCTAAAGCAGGTGTTGCAGGACAATTACTAGGTTCTGTGTTGGCTTTACCTTTAGCTCCTGGTCGTATAACCGAATCACTACTAGGCAGAACAACTGTTGGTATGACTAAAAATGAAATTTTAATTAGTTTGAGAGAAACAAAGAAAAAATTAGAAGATATTTTAGCGAAGGATTGTTAATCTATGCCAAATCAAACAAACTACGTACAAGTAATACCAAACAAACCACAGTCATTTCCAATTTCTCGTATTGCAGAATCCGAATCGGATATTGATATAATTGAAGGTAGATTACCGGCAGAATTTGGATTCGATATAGATGATAATATTGAGATGCATTTTTACGATTCGGTGAATAATTTGGTGGGGTCGGTACTCATACCAGTAAGTTCGGGAATAATCAGTGCAAAAACGGTGTTATTACCTGACAATAGTAAAGATGAAAAAATAATTATTAACATGACACGAGTACAGAAGGAATTGGGATTAATAATTCCTCCTGGCACATACACCACTATTATCAACTTATTTTCGGATGAAATTGGTACATACACCGATAGAAAAATGACTATCGAAGAAGTATCTCCATCACGCACGGAGTTACGTTTAGGATTCAACACGGCATTTACAGAGGTTGAGCAAGGTGAATTATTTGAATTTGTGGAACCAAGTGTACCACGAGTTCTTGCTGCAGGGTTGGTGGGTGGTACAATCGGCGTCGGTCAAAACGATATAATCACACAGACACCAGACGAACAAGCACAGATTAATGAATACGTAGCAAAAATAAATGAATTTTTGGAAGATTTAAATCCCGACATAGTGGCGCAGTTAACAAATTTGGAAGCAGAACTCCCAGATAACCTAAATCTTACCATAGAATTCATATCAGCAGCTATTTATGATGAGTTCATAAATTTATTGGAAGTTACAAGAAGTTCAAAACAATTTGATAGATTACAAGAAAACGAAATTGTTGCAATTATCGAAAAAGCAATTGATAATGCTCTAACAAACAACAATATTAATCTATTTACTCAAAATCAAATTAGATATATTTGAGGTAACATATGGCAAACGCAGCAGATTTCCTACAACTGTCACAGACACAATTAGTTGTACCGTACAAGTTAAGATCTCGTTCTATTTCGGGGATTAATGTTACGGCTACAAATATTGCGACCAATTATAGTTTAACCGCAGATATATCCACTAATTTAGAAGGTGCTTCGGTTTCACCAAGTAGAATTGAGTTGGCACCAAATCAAAGTACAGTACTAACTGTGACGTTTCAAACTGCGCCATTGGAAACATATCCTGTTGGTGTATTGACAAATTCATTAAATTTCGTCGTTAACGCAGTTCCAGTTGTTATTCCGGTACCACCCCCACCACCACCGCCTCCTCCTCCACCTGCTCCGCCGGTAGTATTCGGATGTACCGATGCAAGTGCAATGAACTATAATCCGCAAGCTACAAGTAATGATGGTACATGTATACCAAAAATATTTGGTTGTACAAATATTAATGCATTAAATTATAATCCACGTGCAAATATGGAAGATGGTAGCTGTCAATTCGTAGCACCACCACTACCAGGAGTGCTCGGATGTACTAATGTAAATGCTATTAACTATAATCAAAATGCGACACAAGATGATGGAAGTTGTATTGCACGAGTAATTGGTTGTAGAGACATTAATGCAGAAAATTACAATGCAGATGCAAATACTTCATGTGAAGGTTGCTGTCAATACAGAGGAACTGATCCATTACCACCAGTAATACAAGGATGTACGGACAGAAATGCAAAAAATTATGATCCTAGTGCTGTACTAGATAATGGTACGTGTATTCAATACATTTTTGGATGTACAAATCCATTTGCGTTTAATTACGATAGACGAGCGGAAAAAGATAATAACACATGTAAATTTACAGGATGTACAGATCCGCTAGCAAATAATTACGTACAAGGTGATAATATAGAACCATGTGTAAATAATTCGTGTTGTACATATGATAAAAAAATAGAACCGTGTTTGGAAATTGGTAAAATTACACAAACAGGATTACCGGTCAATCAAGATCCATCATACACAAATGTCTGTCGATTAATTCAAGATACTTTTGTTGGCGGATGTCGTGAATCGTGTTCAGATGAATACACAGGAACTCCTGCACGTGTAGGATGTACAGATCAACAAGCAACCAATTATAATCCCGATGCAACACAAAATGATGGTTCGTGTATTTATGTAACTGGTTGTATGGACAAATCTGCTATAAACTACAATCCTTACGCTGTAAGAGATAATGGAACGTGTAGATATGAAACGCGATGCTTGGAAGAAGGTGAAGCATGTGATTCGGGAAGCTGCTGTCCAGGATTAGTATGTGATGACGGTGATGGTGTCGGTGGAAACTTGGGCGTATGTATCAGACCACGCACAGGTCCACGTACCGATGGGCCTAGAACTACCGTTGATGATTTCAACAATCGTAATGTAGGCCGTGGTGGCGGTGGTGGTCCAATTACCATTGATGATGATGGAAATAGAAACTTCGGTGATGACAGAAATACATCCAACCAATTCTAAGATTATATGGCAAACGAATACATACCACTAAGTAATTCGGAAATACAATCATTAAAAGAAGCAAATTCTTTTATAGGACGAGATTATCCAGACGCCGTAGCTGTGCCTACGGCTGTTGGTGGTGTTGTATTTATACGAGCAGATCAAACAGATTTAATACAACAATATCGAAGTGGTGAATTAACTGGTGGTGAACAGGCAACACCAGGTGGTGTTTTACTACGAGGTATGCCAAATCCTGCACCGTCACCATCAAATTTTAGTTCAACTGCCCAATACGTTGCAGCACAACCACCTGTTACAGTATTGGGAACATTACCACCATTAGTAGGATCAACAAAAACCCTACCAGTTGTAGTTACAATATTTGCAGAAGATGCGATTGTTTCTGAAAAAACTATTCCGTTAAATATTAATATTTCTGGATATGACCCCGTTGAAGTACCTTTACGTGCTGCGTTGGTAAAAGTAATTACGGATGAAGTTTCTAACAGAGTAAATCAATATTTTGATAGAGATAGATTTTTAAAGACATTATTAAATTTTGGTGAAGATACTCAACGGTTGTTAACTAACTGGAAGTTAGATCCAAACGATCCTAGTAAGTTATTGGTTAAATTATTATCTCCGCTCGACTTTGAATTAGATGTCGGTAATAATGTATTCATCAGTCGTGAAGTTGCAAATCCAATAGCAGATACAATTAAATTTGAATTACTCCCACAACCAGATACATCGTTGTGGTTACGTCCAAAGAATACGCAACCAAGAAGTTTTATAACGGATACTGAATTACTAAACATCTATAATCACACGGTATCAAATCAAACATTAGCTACCCTAGGAATTAACCTAACAGGGTCGGCAGATAATTACGGTGGATACACGTTTGAAGATGATATATTACGTAGATGGTATACGGATGATTATAGATCAGCAGAGTTGAATGTAGATTATACAAATTATGCAAATTTTATAACGTATAGTTCTGCCCAATTAAGACTACAAACATTTAGACAAAAATTAACAAAAATACGTGAATTAGAAAATTCATCAAGATTTATTGCCGGACTTGCATCAAGTTCAATTTTTGGTAGTGAAGCAACAATTATTGATACGGATGTGGTTATCAATACCAATACCACATATGCAAGTCCTGTACTAATCACTGATTCAGGATCAATAACTGTATCTACTGGTTCAATACTTACCATTTACTCA